TTGGCCACGGGCAGGGTGGAATGGGTACAAAGGCACACGACCTGTTTGTGATTCCTCTGTGCAGAGAGCATCACGACGAGTTGCATGCTGATCCTGTGGCATTTGAAGCGAAATACGGTGACCAACTGGTCCTTGTGTTTCGGGTTATAGATCGTGCGCTGGCAATCGGCGTGCTTGCATGAACAGTGGAGATAACATGCGCGATATTCAGATGGTTTTAGAACGATGGGGCGGTTGGGCATCAAGCGATAATTCTGGTGTGGATTACTCCCCGATCGCGGCAGGATTCAAGGGACTTTTACCGCAGACAAGCAAAACCAGATTGTCATGTACTGATGATGATGCGCTTATCATTGAAGGTTGCCTGGCACGACTGAAAAGCCGAAAGCCATATGAGCATTCGCTACTGGTTGCGCATTATTTATATGGTATTTCGAAGCGTAAGATAGCAAGATCGCGCAAGAAGGATGAAAAATTGATACGTATCGAGATACAAATGGCTGAGGGGTTTATTGATGGATGCCTTTCGATGCTGAATGTAACACTTGATATGGATTAATAAAGGTTGAGAAAGATAACTATACGGTATCTTTCTCAATTTTTTCAAATCCTGGCAACGGATTCGCTGTACTGTTTTTTCCTATGTTGATCATTATTTCCACTGTGGCTTCCCGAGAGCGCAACAGCTTCTGTCTAAACTCATCCGTTGTATGTTTCGATGCTAACTGCTCATCAATGGTCTTTAAATCCCGGAGGCACTGCTTTCGTTTTGCAGCATCTTCAGGTGATTCCAATCCATGACGAGCTATAACCCAGCAAAGTATATATGTCAGACTTGCGGAAATAAGTGGTATGAATAGATATAGTAATTTTGCCAAGCCTGAATTGGCGTCGGGTACGCAAAACGCTACCAATCCTGACAAAATGATGCCAAAACCACCAGTAGAGAGGGTTGAAGTGACTGGGCTAGTTGATTTTTTATCATCAGACATTTGAACTGGCGCCGTCCTTCGTTGCTTCTTCTATCAGTTGAACGATAGTTTTGCTTTTGTCTTTTGGCATGACAATAGTGACTGATCGTTTGTCATTAGTGACCTTATCAACAAAAACGAATTCAAACTTACGGACAGGGAATAATCTCCGCCATAGTAAAGCGGATGCAGCATACGAGAAGCGAAATAGAAGAGGTGATACCATGATCACCCCTATCCACATCGCGAATTCTATGATCTGCTGAGTTAACATCATTCCTGTCTAAGCTGGTCGTCTACGTTTAACTTTTTTGATAGCATAACGGTTTGTTACTCCCCGCGCAGTAAATGTTTTAGTCGTTTCTAAATCAACAACATACAGATCTTCTTTCGAGAATTGAACTGTTGCAGCCTGAACCTGAGAAAGGAAAACATTGTCATCTAGGCTTACTGAGTGCTCATCTCCGAGATAATCAATTCTCCAGCCCTTATTCCCTTCAAAGTTGACTTGAATGAATCTGACGTTAACCTCATCAACAGAAATCTCTTTTTCAAGCAAAGTACCACGTGGTAGTGGTTTGATTTCTTCAGTTTCTTCACCTTCAAGCCTGAGAATCTCTTCTCCGTTATCATCAGTAATTTTGAAGATCGGGCGCTCTTTACCATCCAATGGCGCTCTAACAATGTTAACTAAAGCTTGTCGTATCTCAGGGTCAGTCACTAACTTTGCAACAGCCTCATTACAAACAATTTCTTCGCCATCAAGCTCTAACACTGCTTCTTGTGTATCGACCCTTCTGGTAACAGAAATAACCTTTCTACTCCCCAATTGCCGAATCAATGCAAGAGCAGATCCCCCAGCTAAAGCACCACCAGCAACAGTTAGTCCAATGGCTTTGGCGACATTGACTGCATGAGGGACCAATTCCAGCATCGAATAAATAACGCCGATTGATCCTGGAGCAGCAGGGGCTGTAACCATCAACTTGACTGTTTCCTGCCCATCATTAAGATTCCGATCCGCTTTCGATATAAGGTCAGCCATCGATCCTATTGATAAACTTAGCGTTTTCGCATCAATTTTATGCTGTGCTAATTCTTCATCTTCTGCATCGTAGAAGACTTTGAAAGTGGTAGAGCTATCCAATTTCGCCTCAGTTTATTTTTAATCCTATCCTGTGGGCTTAAATTAGCGTGAAAGGGATAAAAAATCACTAACGCGGTCCGCATTTTCTCTTTTATTGTGTTAAGAGTGGTCACTTAGACACGAACTTAGAACATAAGAACCCGCCACTGAGCGGGTTTTTTATTATGATATAACCTACAGCAGGCTGGGGTCGATTCAGACTTTTTTAAGCCCTTTCCACGCCCGTCCTACTGACTCACTTACAAGTACTGATGGTGATTTCTGAACCCTGTTGGCAATTGCATAGGCTCTATCTAAAACGATACCGCGGGATACATTTGCACTGTAGTTGTACTCCGCATCCGGAAGTTGGTATATGTTTCCGGTATCACCCTTTATAGTTCTAAAAAAGTTAGCCTTCTCCATTTCATCGTGTAGTAATTGATAGTCTGGATCATCACCATGTAACTCGACTCGAACTGTAAATCTTTTCATATTTTTTCCTATTAAAAACTTATCCCTAAAAGTGACATTTTTCCACCGTAAGATATTAATATCATTTAATAAATAATCAATTAGTAATTCTTGGCCCGCTTTGCGGGCTTTTTTCATTCCCCTCATTCCTGAGAGGACTCACAGAAATAAAGAGGGGGCTAAATGTCCGATCCGATTTCCGGTACTGGGCTGGCTGGTGGTGTCCTGACGGGGGCCAGCGTCTATGGATTTCTGTCCGGAACCGATTACGGCGTGGTGTTTGGCGCGTTTGCCGGAGCTGTATTTTATATTGCAACCACAGCGGACCTGAGTGCAGCGCGCCGTCTGGCATATTTTCTGGTGTCGTATATCGCAGGGATCCTTTGTTCTGGGCTGGTGGGTTCTAAGCTGGCTCAGGTTACTGGCTACAGTGACAAACCACTGGATGCCATTGGTGCCGTAATCGTTTCTGCTTTAGCCGTCAAAATCCTGACGTTCCTGAATAATCAGGATGTCGGCTCGCTGGTGGCGCTGATAACGCGCCGGGGAGGTTCAGGTGGTACTAAATGACCCGTCGGCAACAATCAATGCGCTGCTTTGCGCTGGGGTAGTGCTGACCCTGATGTTTTACCGTCGCGGCGATTCGCGACATCGACCGTGGATATCTCGCTTAGCCTGGCTGCTTACGGTCATTTATAGCGCCGTACCGCTGGCGTATCTGTGCGGTATCTACCCTTATTCATCGTGGGCCACTATCGGGGCCAACATTATTTTCCTGTCTGTGCTGGTCGCCGTCAGAGGCAACGTGGCACGCCTGGTTGATCATCTGAGGCAATAATGAACCAATCACAATTTCAGCAGGCGGCTGGTATCAGCGCCGGGCTTTCTGCACGCTGGTTTCCGCACATTAATGCGGCAATGAGAGAGTTTGGCATTACAGCAGTTAATGATCAGGCCATGTTCATTGCACAAGTCGGGCATGAGTCTGCTGGCTTTACCTCACTGGCAGAGAGTTTTAACTATTCGGTTGAAGGGCTGAAGAAAACCTTTGGTAAGCGCCTGACGCCGTACCAGTGCGAAATGCTGGGGCGTGTCGATGGCAAACAGGTCGCTCACCAGCCACAAATAGCCAATCTGGTTTATGGTGACCGCATGGGGAATAACAGCCAGGGTGACGGCTGGAAATATCGTGGTCGTGGCCTGCTTCAAATCACTGGCCGCGAGAACTACGCCAAATGCGGTGCGGCGCTGAAGCTTGATCTGATCAGCACACCAGAGTTGCTGACACAGGAGAAGCATGCAGCCCGTTCTGCTGCATGGTATTTCACATTACGTGGTTGCCTTCTCTATTCGGGGGATGTGGAGCGCGTCACGCAGATTATCAACGGCGGGCAGAACGGCATTAACGACCGCCGTGAACGTTACGCCAAAGCTAAAGCCGCACTGGTGTGAGGTCACTATGGGACTTGAAATGATTATTGGCCTGGTTGTTGCCGCGCTGGCTGCACTTGCAGGTGCTTTTGGTCTGGGTAAATCACGCGGTACCAGTATCGCCGAAACAAAAGCGGACCAGCAACGCACTGAAGAGCGTGCAGCAGCTACAGAAGCGGTAGCCGAACGCCGGGTAGAAACAACAAAAGGAGCCAGGGATGTACAGCAGACTGTTAATCATCTTCCTGATGACGATGTCGATCGCGAGCTGTGGGAATCGTGGAAGCGTCCCGGTGGTCGTTGATACGGCGTGTGACTGGGTTAAGCCAATTTATCTTACCGACCACGATATTTCTGTGATGGACAAGCAAACGAAGCGTGATGTGCTGGCGCACAACAAATCGTGGAAGGCTAACTGCTTAAATGTTGACTAATGAGCCAATGAGCAATATAAATAGGCCATGCTGTCACACTAGCATCCGCTCTTAATATCTCGCTCTGGAAAAGAGCAGCATCAAACCTCGCGATCGTGCGGGGTTTTTTTACGTCTGAATTTCACCGCGCACCGCAGCGCATTCAACCACGTCGAACCCAACCCTTTGGAATGAGCCTTTGAGGAGTCAGTTAGTGCTGGCGAGCCTCGACGGGCTGATCTCCTGTGCGGCAAAGGTTCATCTCAAAGTAAGGCAAAACGCTATGAATACAATTACCGTCCCGTTCCACGGAAATGCACTCTATGTTGTGAATCGCAATGGTGAGCCGTATACCCCAATGAAGCCGATCATTGACGGCATGGGCATGGATTGGGCCTCACAGTTCACTAAGCTAAAACAGCGCTTTAAGACCTCCATTGTGAAAATCACAATGCAGCTTCCAGGTGATGACCAGCGTCGAGAAATGATTTGCCTTCCACTGCGTAAACTCGCTGGCTGGCTCCATACCATTAGCCCAAACAAAGTAAAGCCAGAAATCCGCGGTAAGGTTATCCAGTACCAGAAAGAATGCGACGATGTTCTCTATGAATACTGGACGAAAGGCGTCGTGGTTAATCCGCGTAAGTCTAGCGTGATGGAAGAACTGAATCAGGCGTGCATGGAAATGAAGCGCGATAAAGGGATCGCCAGTCTGTTCGGCACAGGCCTGAATGAGTGGAAGGGCGTTAAGGCTGCACATATCTCAAAAATCAAAGCTCTTGTTGAGGATGCAAATGGGTTAATTGGTTATGTGCTGGCAGAAACCGGGAAAGGGAAGGTTACGCGGACGTAGCAATATTCCGTTTTAGAGGGGCGCAGGCATTCATTGAGTGTCTGCGATAATGCTATACGTTTTTGGGGAGTGAATATGCCACCGCGCACACCAAAGGCTTGCCGTGTTCGCGGCTGTCGCAACACCACAACAGACCCATCTGGCTACTGTGAAAATCACAAAGGTGAAGGCTGGAAGTCCTACAAGCCAGGTCAATCACGGCAGCAGCGAGGATACGGAACAAAGTGGGAAGTTATCCGGGAGCGGATACTTAAGCGCGACAAAGGGTTGTGTCAGAACCATCTACGGCAGGCCATAGTTAAGCAGGCGTCCTGCGTGGACCACATCAAGGCGAAGGCCCACGGCGGTACTGATGAAGACAGCAACCTTGAAAGCCTGTGCTGGTCGTGTCACGCAGCGAAGACCGCGCGTGAGCGGCTCAAGTGATAATTAATGTCATCATCAGCCTGGGGAGGGGGAGGTCAAATCTCTGCGACCGCGCGCCTTCCGGACTGCCCGCCTCCTCGTATTTTTATACCCGCGAAAAATGAAATTTAACCAGGAGTGTCGCTTATGGCTGGAACGGCGGGGCGTTCCGGGCGTCGCCCCAAGCCAACGGCGCGCAAGGAGCTGGCAGGGAACCCCGGCAAACGAGCCCTGAATAAAGAGGAACCTGTATTCACACCGATTAAAGGCGTGGCACCACCTGACTGGTTTTCTGAGGATGAAGGTCTGCCAATGGCGGCCGTCATGTGGGAACTGACCACGAAAGAATTATGTGGACAGGGGCTACTCTGTGTTACCGATCTTGCCGTACTTGAGCGCTGGTGTGTTGCCTACGAGTTCTGGCGCAGGGCGGTTAAAAATATCGCCAGAGACGGGCTGTCTATCACTGGTGCTATGGGGGGGAAGATAAAAAACCCTGAGCTAACCGCAAAGAAAGAGCAGGAATCGGAGATGAGTTCTACCGGCTCCATGCTTGGACTTGACCCCAGCAGTCGTCAACGACTGATCGGCCTTGCCGGACAGAAGAAAACCTCTAACCCATTCCTGAAGATGATCAACTCATGAGCCGGAAATCGTACCCCAACGTAAACGCCGCGAATCAATACGCCCGCAACGTTGTGCGGGGGAAAATTCCGGCGTGCCAGTTTGTCATTCAGGCCTGCCAGCGTCATATCGATGACATGGCGGCTGAAAAGAGTAAGAAATTTCGTTACCGCTTCGATAAAGACATGGCAGAAAAGGCTGCGAAATTTATCCAGTTGTTGCCACATACAAAAGGAGAGTGGGCATTCAAGCGGATGCCGATCACCCTGGAGGCATGGCAACTGTTTATTGTGTGCTGCGCCTTTGGCTGGGTCCAGAAAGGATCGAAGCTTCGTCGATTTCGCGAGGTTTACACGGAGATACCGCGTAAAAACGGGAAATCGGCCATTTCGGCGGGTGTGGCGCTGTACTGTTTTACCTGTGATAACGAGTTTGGCGCTGAAGTATATTCCGGGGCCACAACTGAAAAGCAGGCGTGGGAAGTATTCAGGCCCGCTCGTCTGATGTGTAAGCGCACACCGCTGCTGGTGGAAGCGTTCGGGATCGAAGTTAATGCGTCCAACCTGAACCGGCCAGAAGATGGCGCGCGTTTTGAGCCGCTGATTGGTAACCCTGGGGACGGCGCTTCACCGCACTGTGCGATTGTCGATGAGTATCACGAACACCCTACTGATTCGCTCTACACCACAATGCTGACTGGTATGGGGGCGCGGCGACAGCCGCTGATGTGGGCGATAACAACGGCGGGTTACAACATTGAGGGGCCATGCTACGACAAACGGCGTGAAGTGATTGAGATG